TCTTCAAGCTGTGCGGTTGTTAAATCACTTACATCACGCAGGTCGCACTCCGTATCGGTAACGTGTACCTTGGATATGGTGATAGTCTGCGCTGAGGTGTCAATCTTGAGGTAATATGCCACGTTGTCCCAAATCATAAACATATACTCGGAATATGCCCTCTCCCTGCTTCCGATGTCTATTCTGCTTCCGTAGGTCTCTCTTGTGATGTTGTTGTCGGTAGTCTTCAGACCGCTCGTGCTGTTGCCTTCTCCGATGTAGCCGTGAGGCTTACTTGTCAGACAGGCAGATGCAATCCGTCCGTTGCCCTGTGATGTTGTCCAAGTAAACACATGACGATAGACCGTATGCTCATCGTTCTGCCATCCGCTCTCGTTGGAATCGTATGAGCCTAATTCTGTCGGGTCGCCTGTATGCGTTACCCCAGCACAAGCGTTAGCTGTCATCTTGATTCCGTCCGTCAGCCTTGTGTTGTTCACGTTCTCCGTGAGAGCGGTATCAAATAGCAGGATGCCGCCCAGAAGCGTATTGATCAGGTCATTTTTGACGTCATCTGTGAAAGGTGTACCGCAGAGCATCCCGTGATTCTTCATGAACTCTGCGAGTCCATTTGTCATCATGTTGTCATCGTGGAAGGTCTTGACCTTGCCAGTCCTGACATCTGTCAGCTGTATCTCTGTATGTCCTTTGATTCTCATGGCATCCTCCTTTTATCCCCATACGAATCTGTTATTTGCGTCGTCCCAGTCAGAGCATTCCTGACCGAAGCCGTCCCATGTATAGTTATCAGCAGAATCTCTGTTGAATGCCACGGTAGCATCAAAAGGAATCACGCTGATGTCGTTAAGCTGAATCACTCCGATGCTCTGGCTGAAGCTCTCACCTGTAGGCTCATCAGCGTCAAAGGTCATTGCATCGCTGATTGCCACGATTACCAGGTTATCAAGAGCCACTCTGCTGATGTCTTCATCGATTGCGATGACTCCATTCCACTCATCCGTAGCAGCCAAGCCCTGTCCGTAAACCATCGCCCGGAGGTTTCCGATGTCGATGAAGCAGTCACCGCATGCCATCTCTGCAATCAGGTACAGGTCATAGACCGTGTTAGCCGCTGCCTTGTATGGCAGGAACAGATTGATGATGTGCGGATTGTTCACATCCGTGAAGGTCTCGATCGGCACAAAATCAAGGTCTGCACCATTCAGCCGATAATAGAACGTAATTTCGCCATCCACTTCTGCATGGATTTCGCACTGAAAGATGATGTATCCGCCCTTTACGGTGGCAAAATTGATGTACAGGATCTCTTCTCTCTCGCCATCGCTTATGTTGTACTGTCCGGCATTTTGGAAAACGTAATACTTGATCTCGTCTGCCTTGTTCCCTTTCATGCCGGAAATCATCTTATCGTACCGGGATTTAGCCTGTCCTGCATCGGGGTTAGAGCCGTAGCCTTTCAGGGAGCATCCTCTGTCAAAAGTCCAGTTGATGCTGTGGACGATGCAGGACGATGATGTCCCTGCCGTGCCGTCCGTCATTGTCAGCACATCGCCCAGATCAAATTCCACACCGATCAGCATTGTCGCCTCGAACGGCACATACTCCACATCCGTCAGAGCGTATGCGATAGCGTTGCCGATGGCATCCAAGGTCACATCCACGCCATACTGCATCAGGGGATTGTCGCCAAGATCAAGCGTGACTCCTGCCTTGCCGTTTGTGTAGGTTCTTGTGCCGCCTTCATCCAAATCGTTGACCGTAACGCCTGCATAGCTGGTGATATAGTCACTGAACTTGCATCCTGTGAAGCGTTTCGTGTCGTCGAAAGTCCCCACGCTTGTGCCGTAGAACGGACGAAGAACGAGCCGTCCCTGCCTGTCTATCGTGGCGAAGCAACAGGTCGTACACGCTATCCAGGAGAGCAAATCCCGGAAGGTCTGGCAGTCGTTCTCTGCATATATTCCGAGCGTTCTCGTGCCGTTCGGGAGTGCTTCCATCTCTTCCTCTGTCATTCCAAGCTCTACCACGCAGGAGGCGCAGATAGCCGTCAGAAGCTCATATGGCGTGCCGTAGGAAGTGCTGAACGACAAGAGCCTGTCGAACTTGCTCATGTTGTCGTATGCAACGACCTCAACACCGCTCCGGCTGTGCTTTGCCTCTGCGATGGTATATGTTCCCACCGGGACGAACTCATACAGACCGCCTGCAAGCTTCAGTCCCACCTGAAGAGTGATCGTGCCACCTACCCATGAATTGCGTGCTATGGGCATATTGAGGAAGGTAGCGGTAAGCTGCCCGATATAAACCGCCCCGAGGGTGATTTCCGTGGGGGAAGATGCTTGCTGTGACACCGTCAAAGAGCCTTTGAGGATGTCGGCAGCAGTGTAATCAATCCCACAGCATTTGCCTCTTATTTTGAATTGCTTGACCGCCTTTGTCTCGGCTGTCTGATATGCCTGTGATACCTGATACATAGCCGCTCCTTAATATTCTGCTATGTCAAAAGAAACCGTCCAGAATGTCTTGTTCTCATAGTTTTCAGAATCGTCCACATCGCCCTTGTACAAGTCGCAGGCGAAGTTGGTGATGTATCCCTCGAACTCGACAAAATCAAGCTCCGCAGGGTCGTAATATTTGACGGTGATGGAGTCCAGAGCCTTGTATGCCCTGAACTTCTGCACCCATTCATCATCCGCATAAGTTGACACGGATATCTTCAGCACTCCCTCCCTGATCATCTCACGGATGACGGTGCCAGCCTCTGATTTATTGAGCGATTCCTCGTCCGTGTATCCGAGCTTGTAAGAGCCTTTCAAGAGGGCGATTTCCTCATTGTTGAAATATAGCTTCATCGTTCTCATGACCGCCCTCCGCTCTTGTAATTGACTCTGTTGGTTGCGCTTACGATGATCTCATCGATGCGCTCCTGTCCGATGTAGACAGGTATCACGATATCGCCACTGCTCGTGCTGTTATTCTCGATATTGGTTGTCGAATTATTCGCAGGTGCGAACGAAGTCGATACATCCTGCGCCATTGATTCCATTGCGCTCTGTGGTACATCCGCATTGCTGGAAATGCCCATTGCCAGACCCATGTCGATGTATTCGCCATAGCCCTCAAAGAGCTTCGAGGGGCTGTTGATCTGAAAAAGGTCTTTTGCTCCCTGCGGAATTTTCTCAAGAACGCCCTTGGCTGTGCTGACCACTGCATCCCCTGCATTGACGATACCATCAGCCAGTCCCTGCATGATCTGACCGCCAATATCTTCAAACTTGACTATCAAGTTGGCAAGCTCCATCAAAATCGAATCCGTGATCTGCCCAATCGCACTCAAAAGAGAGCTGATGATGCCTGGCGTATTGGTCACAAGAGCGACCAGCAAATTGAACCCAGCCTCTACAAATGCCGGAGTAGCCGAGACCAAAGCACCAATCAAAGCCAAGGTGATGGTCGGGATGGTCATGACAAGGGTCGTGATGATAGTGCTAAGATTGTCATCGCTGACCAAAGCCGTCAGGAGCGTTGTTCCCAATTCCACAAATAACGGAATCATGCCCACCATAAACTGAATGTATGAGCCGATGATGGTCGGAATCGTGCTGATTATGGTCGGGAGGGCATTTATCAGCCCTACTCCGAGCGATGCCAAAATCTGGATTCCCAGCTCCGACACCCGGGGGAGGAACTCGGAGACAGCCGACCACATGGTGGAGAACAGCTCTGCTGCCATCGGGATAAGCTCAGGGAGGGCAGAGCTGACGCCCTGTACGATGGTTTCCAAGAGCTGGAAGCCCATCGGCAAAAGCTGGGGATATACGCTCTGCAGAGTGGTCATCAACGTGCTTAAAATTAACTGCACGGACGACATGATCTCGCCAGCGTTCGATGTCAGCCCCTGCATCAGAGCCACCATTTGCTCGCCACCAACAGAAATAAGCATGGGAAGGTTGGTCATGATGCTCTGTGCGAGAGTGCTGACCAAGCTTGCTCCAGTCTCGAGGATCTTCGGGGCGACTTTGCCAATGTTGCCAAGGAAGCTCTCAATTCCTGCGCTGATGTTCTCCAAGCCCTTGTCGGTGTCGCCTGCGAATATATCGCTTACACCGTCCATGACCTGGCTCATTGACGGCAGGAAGCCCGACACAAGATTCCTCTGAAGAGCATCAAAGCCTGTGGTCATGTCCTGCAGGGAGTCCTCGAACTGTGCAGCCGCTTTCACATCTTCATCGCTCATCACTCCGCCAAGCTCATGCAGTCGGTCTTTCATTGCCTGCGTGTCTTCTGCAGAGGTGTTCAGCAATGCCCCTAATTCGGTCGCACCACGCCCAAGAAGCTGTCCGGCAATGTAAGTACGCTCCGTGCCTTCTTCCATGCCCTGCAAGCCCTCTATGACTCTGCCGAAGAGGTCTTCCTGCGAGAGTGTTGCCACCTCTTCCTCGGTGATGCCGAGTGCCTGGAAGGCTTCGTTGTTTTTCTGAGCCTGAGTCGCCATCGTCTTCATGGAAGCCTTCAGCACTTCCATACTCGTGCCGGAGTGCTGCATAACTGCTTCCCACTCCTGATAAGCCTCGGCAGAGATGCCCATCTTCTGGCTCATCTTGTCAACGTTGTCGCCGTACTCAGCGGCAGAGGTTGCCGCATCGAGGAAAGCGTCTCCTGCCTCGACTATCGCACCGACCATGATGCCAGCGGCAGCAGTCACCGCAGCCATTGCGGCTCCGGCTGCGCCAAGGGCAGCAGAGAAAGTGCCGGACAGGGAATCAGCCACTCCACCGATGGAGTCTGAACCGTTCAGCATATCCTCGATATTTCCGCCCACGCCATCAGCGGAAGGTGCTATTTGAAAATAATATGTTCCAATAGTCTCTGCCATATCTATATCTCCGCCCACATCCGCTCGAACTCTTCCATCGTCTCGAATGTGGCATACTGTTCTTTCTTCTCAAGTCCCAAGAGCTTATCGAGGATGTGCTTCGGACGATTCCGCCCTTTTTCTCCATCCTTTGACCTTGCCCACGACTGGTCTCGTAACTCGTCCGCTATCCTTGCAAGTAGCCACTCTGTCGTGGTTATCTTCTGCCCTGACAGCTTCATCTTGACCCTGCTTTCTGGTCGTAAACCAAAAACAAGAGTACCCACCAGCTCTGGTGGATACTCCTGATAATTGAATAGGTGGTATGTTTCAGCAAGGTCACAAATCATCTCGTCCTCGCACTCGTCAATTACACGGGCGAGGAGGAAGAGTTTTTTGGGGAGCAAGCCTCGATGATCTCATTCATTTCAGCCGCCATCGCTTCAAGCGGTGCATAGCCCCCATTCAGCCCCTCAACGTGCTTGATGAGGTCTTCAACCTTGCCACCAAGCAAAAGAGTGCTGATCTCGTCAAAAGCGATGAACTTGTCGGCATTATCGCCCTTCTGAAGCTTTGCGATGGCTCTCACATAGCGATAGTCCTTCAAGATTTTCTCGCTTATCTGATACTCGAATCCTGATTTTGTCTTCCCTGCTATCATTTTTCCCCCTTATGCTGACGGTGTAGCCGCCTTGATGTACTCATAGTGATATACTCCATCGCCATCGGGAACATCGGTTATTGTGAGCTGATATCCAACAGCTTCATCGTCCTTGTAGGTGATTGTTCCAAGCTCTGATATTGTGCCGTTAGGTATAACGATTCTCTTCTTACGGTTGCCACGCAGGATCATGTCGATGATCCAAGAACCGCCGTTCAGCTCGTCAGCCGTTGCCTTAATGGTTATGTTGCCAGAAGCGTCAACGATTACGTTGTCAGCACCGTATACCGCTTTGAGAACATCAACGTTCAGCACCTCAAGCAGAGTAAACTGGAACGAGTCAGGTCTTTCTGTCTGCATATTGATAACTGTATCGCCGCCCCATGCCTTTATCTGGTCAGACTCGGGGCTGTTGTCGTTGGTCACTCCGTCTTCGCTGACATATCCAAGAGCCACAAAAGCGGCATCCTTGACAGCATCTGCATCTGTGGGCAGAGTCGTTCCAAGAGGGGCAAAGAAGATTGCGCCACTCTTATTCGGCTTGCCTGTACTAACGTTTGTAGCTGTGTTAGTAGTTGACATATTTTATTCCTCCATGTAGGTTATGTTGTAAAAGCACCTGTATCTGTATCTTTTGAGTGTCGTGTCGTTCGCATCATTGCCGCCAGACAGCTTCGATGCCGAGATGTCGTCCTCGTATGCGAAAGTATTCATCGCCCTGCGGACGCTTGCATCAAGCTCCATTGCCGCTTCCTTGGTCTTTGCATAGCTGTTGATCTCGACCGTCACTGTGTCGATAAGGTTCGACCAGCTCCTGTCGATTATGCGGAATATGACACATTCATCCGGCATGGTCTTCGGGGTCTCAAGATATATTGCCGTGTATACGTTAGACAGCAAGTATTCCCTAATCTTTGTCTCTATCATCCTCTGTACCTCTCGCCCATGCTCTCTGCGTGCCGATGTACTCATCAGTGACCTCGCCACGCTTTGCCGCCTCTTCCCTTGCTATGTTCTGGCATTCCTGCGATTGAAGAATCGCCTTGATGCCTGCCCGATTCAATATGAACTTACCCTTCGACTGACTCAAGATGCACCTTCCTATTCCACCTTGTCGGCACGTTTGCCTCAATCCCAATAGTTGACCGCCCTAATGTTGCGAAAGTCTGCGACCACGGCGCAGGAAGCTCCACCTCGGTATCTTCCCAGTAGTTCGTATCACCCTTGGGGATTGCCAGCGTGTACTTGGTACGCTTGCCGTACATCGTGAGATTGTTCTCGATGTCCGTGCTTGACGGCTCACCGATGAGAACATCTTCCACCTCTACCCATGACTCTGAATAGATAGGCATTCCAAGAGAGTCCGTCCCGGTCTCGGTCTTAACTTTCAGCTTGACTGTCACACCTCTCATGCTTCTGTCCTCGCTAACTCTTCAACAGGTGAATAGCTGCCAATCCTGCTATCACCGCCAAGAAGTGCCTTGTCGGTCTTGTCGAGATATAACTGCCCCACGCTTGCATTTGTACCCATCGTCCACGTCTGGCTATATCCAAGGGCGGACATAGTGCCTTGTGTAGCACCTGCAGGGATTTCGGAAGAGCCGTCCCCTATCGCACGGATGACCATACGACAGGAGACGATCTTTTTTGCATCATCGGGGGCTGATGCCTTATAGGAATCGATGAGAACAGCGGCATCGTCCAAGAGGTTGGTGACTACTGTCTGCTCCCTCTCGCTTAATGTCCTGACCATTCTGTTTTCCACATCGGTCACTGTTGCATATGCCGCCATGTTGCACCTCACTTCTTTTTTGATACAGATTTTTTCGTTGCTGTCTTTGCCTTCGGCTTCTCCGTTTTTGGTTCAGCTTCGGGCTGTTCCTTCGGCACTTCTGCAGGCTCTGTGGGAACAAGGCTATAACCGAGGGCTTTGTATTCCTCAACCTTGTCTTCCGCAACCCACATGATGCCCCCAAGTGCGTTGTAAAACGCTATTCTCGTCATACGGAAGGAACACTTGTAGCTGTCAGTGCATTAAATACAGAGGTATCAGCACGGAATCCGACCTCGATCTCTGCACGGACTGCGAACATATTCTGCTGGAACAGGTTGATCTTGTGTTCAGCATCGATGTCAAGTGTTGCATCACTTGAGAAGTCAATCTTCACACCTTCAACAGTTCCCCAGAGTGCCTGTGACCAGTCACCAGCAACGCCGACAACGTTAGGCGTGCCCTGAACGAATGCGCCTTTTGTTACAACGGTCTTTGCACCGAGTATCATGGGAACTGCGCCTTCTGCCACGCTGTTGATGAACAGAGGTCTGTGGTTCTGGTCTGTTGCACCGAGAAGTATGCCCTTCATCTGAGGGCTGATTGCATAGCCGTTAACAACACCGCCATGGAGTGCAACGTCTGTATCAGCAGATACAAGTCCCTGATATACGTCAGATGCAAGGCTCTGTGCTGTGATGGATGCGAAAGTGTCAAAATCGGAACCGGGTGCATCACCGTTTCCGAATACTGTTGCATCGAACTTCTTGCCGAGAGCACCGGGAAGACGCTGAACAAGTGCGTCATAAAGGCTTGCAAGGTCACGTCTGAACTCGTTTGAGAAAGGAACGATGACTGCAAGCTTATAGCCTCTCATTACCTTGGTTGCAAGTCCGGGATTGCTTACAGGCTTTGATGCGGTCTCACCTACCCATGCTGCCTCGGGGTCAGATGTGATAACGTTGATTGCTTCGCCCCTGCCGGGAAGAGTAATCTGTCTTGCTAACTGCATGATTGCAGAAGAGTCTTTTGCTTTCTGAAGGATCTCCCTTGATAACTCAACGGGAAGGTCTACGTTTGTTCTGTTGGTTGCTGTTCCTGTTGCCATAACTTTAATCTCCTTTTAAATTTTGTCTTTTACCCAGTTGGCGAACATTGTCTGGTTTGATACCTTGCCAGAGTGATTCGGTTCACCACCATCGCTGACGGATGTCGGGATGCCGTTTGCACTTAATAGCCCTTTGATGGACTCCACCTGTGCCTTGCATTCCTCTTCACTTGTTCCTGTCAGCAAGTTGGTCGGGATATTGTTCTCTGTTGCGATCTTTTCACGCATCTCACGAAGTTCTGCCGCCTTTTTGATGCCGTTCAGTTCAGCTTCAAGCTTGGCTGCCTTCTCGTTGGCTTTCTCAAGTTCTGACTTATTTGCCGCCTCGATTTCGTCCAGCTTTGTAGCTTTTGCCTTTACTGCGTCATAATCGGCATACTTTTCACGCTCTCTCTTGAGCCTGTCCTTAACGACTGCATCAAGCTCTGCCTGCGTGAATGTCTTTTCCTCGGTCTGCGTCTGTTCCTGACTGTTCTGGTTATCAGTTCCCATATGTACCTCCTTCGAGTGAAACCTCGTTTTGTTGGCACGAGTTGCCATTTTTTGCTATTAAAAAAGCACCCGAAGGTGCTTAATTAACTTTTATTTCATCCGCATCCTCTTCAGCGAGGACTCTTGCACGGTATGCCATGCGCTTTTGCTCATTTATCGAATCTTTGTTCTCTGCGTATGCCTGCCTGCGCATTGCATTTATTTTGTCCTTGGACGAGCCTCTGGGATCTGCGTCATAGTACATTTTTTTGTACTCGTCTGGGTCATAACCTCTGACTCCAAAATCCTCGGAGTGTCTCACCATGTATGAGCATTGACAATTTGAATGGATGTGTTCAGCGTGTCCGTCATAACCTGCACGGCTGACCGATTCCCAGCCCCTTGACGCCAATGCAAGGCAGAATGCACAAGTTTCACCGCCTTCAGGAATCCACGCTGCCTCTGCATGGTCACGCTTGGCATTTTTCAGCATGGTGTCTTCGCCTGTCAGTTTGACCAAACGGCTCACCGCTCCAGCTATCTCATGCTCGTTGACAGATGTCTTGAGCGTGCCGTAGACTGCCTTTGCAACGTCACCATATGTTGGCAGTGCTGCAAGTTCGGCAGCAGGCAGAACAATCGCCTCCATCTCCGCAATAGTGTCATACATGAGCGCATTCAGTGCAGCAGATGCGTTTGCGTACTTCTTGGCGACCTTGTAAGAATAGTCAATCAATGCAGACGCATCCTCTATCCCATGCTCCTCTATGTAATCAACAACAAGTTCTGATGCCGTATTATTCAGCTTTGCAAGCCTGTCTGTGTAGGCTTTCCATTCTTTCCTTGTAATCTTCATACATTCTCAAGTTCTGTGACGAGTCTCAACCCCTGATTGATTTGTTCCTGCGCCTTAATCCTGCGGATATCAGCCTTATCGAATCCAATCATCTCAAGGAATACGTCTGTATCACTGAATCCCGGTCTTGTGCTTGCAATCTTCATTGCTGCATCTGTTGTGGATGCCACACTCGGCATCGCCGGATTCTTAAAGTGTGCCACGATGTTCTTCTGCTCTTCGCTCAGGTCATCCATCGAGTTGTTATTCGCCACAGCGGTCGCCATGAGTGCAATCGTCCGCAATGATGCTCCATTGCCTGCATTGAGCTGTTCTGCCATTGCAATGAGCGTCTGGGACTGTGCAAGGACTGCCTCTGCGCTTGTCGGGTTCGCTTCGCTAATCACCCCGGTATCTGTCACAGTCAAGCCTGTGGCTGCAGAGAACTGAGTCGCTAACATTCTCAGCATTTCGACATGAGGTGCAAGGTTGCCCTGCATAAGCTGTCCGAACGTGGGTTTCTCGCCTGTCTCATAATTTGTTGTTGCTGCAATTATTGAGCCGACATATGTTTTGAATTTCTGCTCCATAATCGCATCATACTGGCTGTCGTTCACTCCCAGAATGTATTTCTGAGGTGTTGTACTGAACTCCAACCCGATGGCAGCGTTAGCAATTGTCCGAACGTAGCCGTCTATCAGCCGTCTTATCGGTTCTTTAATCCTTGACCGTCCAAAAGGCTTATTGCTTGTAGCGTTCCAAATTAACGGCTCCATCATCGGTCTTCCAAGCTTGTGAGGGAATCTCTGCGCATACCACAGTGTCTCCCAGCGGTAAAGAACCCATGTGTCCGTGTCCGTGTAGAGGTTTATCATGTTCGGAATCCAGTCAAACTGCTTGCTTTCATCAGGCACGGTGTCAATGATGGCAAAACCACAGTCGATTCTGCCCCTGTCGCCACTCCATGACGCTGCAGCCGTGTTGGACGAGTGGAAACGGATTTTGCACCCGATCTTTTCGCCTCTCGACAGCGTTGCGAATGTGCATCCGTGCTTCAGTTCGTCCCGGCAGGCTTTCATGTATTCGCTTACCAGATTGTTCTGCAGGACTATCTCGTCAAGGTCTGCCACCTCGTTGCCGTCTTCTCCGACAAATCCGTCAAACATCGACCTTGCCGCCAGCACATCAACAGCCTTTGCGCCCCACGCACAGCCCACCTCAAGCCTTCTCAAGCCATCGGGCAATGCAATTCCGAGATTAACATCGTTCAGGCTGATATTGCCCTCATAATACTTGTCTTTCTCTGCGTTCTTGCAGTAGTGCGTCTGATATATGTCCAGAAGGTTCTGCATCTGGCTTGCTTCTTTAGCTGGTAGCCCTATCACATCAAATGGGTTAAATGTAAATAACATCATCCAATCCTCATGACCCTGCTCGGGTCTCTCTTGCACGTTTTCACACCGTATAATGCCAATGCACAAGCCTCGATGGGTGTCGGATTATCGCCTCCAAAACCCCATCCGCCTGCTATCGGTCTTTTTGTTGATGTTGTGGCTGAATCGTTCAGGATTTCCTGCCCCTCATACCACGTTATTGTCTCTTCAGCGAGTGCATCCGTTATCATGCTTACGGATGCGATCACTTCCTTTGCGTTTGGTCTGATGATCGACCCTTTGTATCTCCAAGTGCTTGCAATCTTATCCACAAGCACGTCAACACCGTTCTTGCCATCGATGACCACGCAGGATGCCTTTGAGTATCTCTCATTGAGCCAGTCAGCAAGCCACTGCGTTCCCATCGCTGTCGGTCTCATATCTATCAGCGAGATTCTCGCCTTGCCTTTCTGTGGCAATACTGCGCCACACAAGCTGACCGTTGAGCCGTCTGCGCTGAATTTCACACCGTAGGCTGTCTTGCCATCAGGCTTCGGTTCTTCGGACTTACATTTGAGCCATGCGCTCGCATCAATGGCGAAGTCTTGACCATGTACCGCAATCGGAGTCCACCAGCCAAGACGCTCTCGTGCAAATCCGTCAATGCTCATCTGTTCAAATTCGCTTTGCACCGTCTTTTCTGCGATTCGATACCCCATGGCAGGGTTGGTCTCATAAGCCAAGTCGATCACATCATTGTTTGAGATTTCTTTTAACTCTTCGATGCTCCACTCAAGCCACCACGCTTCTGACTTGTCTGAATGAGCTGTATCTCGCATTCTGCGGAATACTGTGCCTCGGCAGGTTGGAGCCGGTGGAGTGCCAAGGTATATCTGCTGTGGCATCCTTGCCTTATCTTTGGCATCTGATGCAGCCGATATTGTCGGAAGCATAGCCTCCTGCTCTTCCTCGGTCATCTCCTGCGCCTCATCAATAATGATCACAGAGTATGTGCCGCCTCGTGCGCCGGAGTTAGTCCTTGTCGAGAACTCTATGCACCCACCATCGTGGTAGATGCCTTCTTCGTCTTTCCAGTCCTTGAAATATATGCCTTCGTAACCCCTGCCCCTTGTGATGTTTTTCACATCCTTGGCAAATTCGGGGAAACGCTCTTTGTTTTCAAACAAATTGCACAGCGCATCAAACATCTTTTTTGTTGTCGAGCTGTGATGCGCTGAATACATGACTTGCCGATGCTCAAAGTCTGCCATGTACACCGCATAATATCTTGCAGAATAGCTTTTCCCGTTCTGTCTCGGTTTCGATATGCCTATCGTCTGCGCTGCAGGCGATCCATCGCCGTTTCGTGCCAGCATCAGCCGAAGCTCTTGACGCTGTGCCGGATAAAATGTTGCGCCACCGTCTTCGGCGAACATATCCGCAACAGCATCACCATCCGAATACGCATATTTACCGACAATTGAGAATGTTGGCTCTTGCCTACCTGTTCTCATGCTTTTTCTTTAGACGGTCGTGCTTTGATTCTTTTTTCACTTCAGGATCCGGCAGAGCTTCGATCTCTGCCATAACTTCCATCAGTCGCTTTGTATTCGATGCCATATCCCTGCCACTCTCACAATTCTGAATGGTTGCGGCAAGAATATCTCGCAATGCAATCAATGTTTCTCTTTTATTGCCACTCTTGGCAGCGTCCACAAGGTCCTTTGCCATAATCAACCTCCTTCCGTTTGGTTAGCAGGAACTTTGTCACATTTCCCCGAATTACAGCGCATGTGTGCAAGCTGTACATTGTTCCATGTATGCGTTCCGCCTCTGGATAGAGGGATTATATGGTCAAGCGATGGATAATCACCCAAGGCATGCCCTTTATCAATGGCAGTTATATCTATCGCACCACCACATATTTGACAAATCCCATTGTCTCTTTTGATTAACTTCTTAAGAGTTATTGTCTTATCAAAGACTTTGCACCCATATCTCCGTGCACGACAATACCAATGCCCTCCAGCACCGGAATATTGTATTTTTATCTTGAGTCGCCTTGCCCTTTTGTAGACATTCTCTTCGCTCATGTCATATTTGATTGCTATTTCACGACAAGTGAGCGATTTGGCATCATCTTTTAACTGTTCGTTTGTTATTTTTCGTTGTGGATTGTCCCATCCGTCACGATATTTGCGACCATCAAGAGCGATTCCAGCTCTCCTACATGCCCTCGCAACAGTCTCTCGGCTCACGCCGCACATCTCTGCGGCTTCCCTTTGAGAGTGAGTAAGCTGATACGCAAACACATACTCTTCGTCTCTGGGTGTAGGGTTTTGGTGTC